CAGCAGCACCTGTAGCGGCTCAAGCGGCAGTAGAGGATGATATTCCATTTAAATCAGATGCAGAAGTAGCGGCTGAGGCAACGCCTGTAGCGGCAACTGCATCAGCAGATACTGGCGCAGGAAAAGATGCATCAGACATTCTTGCAATGATCCGTTCTCGTAAATCAGACTAATTAATAGTCAATTGGGAGAGCATTAATTGCTCTCCTACTTTCACAAATTTTTATTAGGAGTCTATTATGGCTAAAGCATTTGATGCTTCAAAATTCCGTAAGAGTATTACGAAAGCTGTCCCAGGCATGTCTGTGGGATTTCGTGATCCAAACACATGGATCTCAACAGGTAACTACTGTCTAAACAAGTTAATCTCAAATGACTTTTATAAAGGTATTCCACTTGGTAAAGTATCAGTATTTGCCGGAGAGTCCGGTGCTGGTAAATCATATATTGTAAGCGGCAACATTGTTAAGGCAGCACAAGAACAAGGCATTTTTGTTGTTCTTATTGATAGCGAAAATGCACTTGACGAAAGTTGGTTACAAGCACTTGGCGTCGAAACAACTGACGACAAAATACTAAAACTAAACATGGCAATGATTGACGATGTTGCTAAAACTATTAGTACATTTATGGATGACTATCGTAGTATGAACGAAGAAGATCGTCCTAAGGTGTTGTTTGTAGTTGACTCATTAGGCATGCTTATGTCACCAACTGAAGTTAGTCAGTTTGAAGCAGGTGATATGAAAGGTGACTTTGGTCGCAAAGCAAAGGCACTAAAAGCACTAGTAACTAACTGTGTTAATATGTTTGGTAGTTACAATGTAGGTATGTGCGTTACTAACCACACATATGCATCTCAGGATATGTTTGATCCAGATGACAAGATCTCAGGTGGTTCAGGCTTTGTGTATGCGAGTTCAATGGTTGTTGCTATGAAGAAACTTAAACTTAAAGTAGATGCAGACGGCAACAAAACATCACAAGTACATGGTATTAGAGCAGCGTGTAAGGTAATGAAAACACGTTACGCTAAACCCTTTGAAGGTGTACAAGTTGAGATTCCATATGAAACAGGCATGAATCCGTATTCCGGTATGTTTGATTTATTGGAAGGCAAAGGCTTGCTTGAGAAACAAGGCAATCGCTACAAGTACATTGATAGTAATGGCGAAGAAACACTTGAATATCGTAAGAAATGGACAGGTGAACTACTCGAAATGGTTATGGCAGATTTACCAGCAAAAGAAGAACAAATGGTAAATATCGCTAACGCAACCGAAGAAGTTGTGGATCATGACGAGGAGCCAATGATCGATGAACGATGAGCAAATAGTAGATGTTTGGAATCTCTTCAAAAACTATTTAGATAAAAAACATATTGAAACAGCAGCAGAAAGGTTTGTTGACTTGTTAGCAGACTATGGGGTTGATGATATTACGTTTAAAGAATGCTTAGGATCTGAAAATAATTTAGATCAAGCAATATCATATTATCTAGATGACGATGTTGACGAGGACAATTATAACGACGAATGGGATGACTGATGGGTTGGTATAGTGAAGTATCACGTGACATATCTAAGATACCCGAGGCGGTTGCACACTTTGAACATGAACTAGGAATTGCTCGTAATGAGTGTAAACTTGTAGGTAATGTTGAACGTGCTGCTGCACAAATGCCAGGCATTGTTGAATACCGTTTTAATCAGCTACAAGAAATTGAAGCAATCCTAAACTACTTAAATATCGAACTGCGTAGATTGCGCAGTTCGTTTTTCAAGAAATATTTAGAAAATTACCAGCGAGCTCTGTCAAGCCGTGACGTTGAAAAATACGTTGACGGTGAGGCAGACGTTTGCGACTACGAAAAGATTATCAACGACTTTGCACTTATGCGTAATAAATGGCTAGGTGTTCTCAAAGCACTTGATCAGAAGCAATGGCAAATTACTAATATTGTTAAATTACGTGTTGCTGGAATGGAAGATGCGACATTATGATAGACTTTACTGAAACAAGAGGTAATTATATTTGGCCAAAAACCGATACAAGATGTTATAATTACATGATGACACATTTTGATTTGCCAGAGCAAATTTGTAAGTTTGTACCTGATAAAAAAGTTTGTGTTCAAGCTGGCGGAAACATGGGTGTGTATACTAAAATGTATGCTGAAAAATTTCAGCATGTATATACGTTTGAACCCGAGCCTTTAAACTTTTACTGTTTAAATCAAAATGTTACTGAACCAAATGTATTTAAATATCAAAGTTGTATCGGTAAAGATCGCAAATTAGTAAATTTAAAAATAAAAGAAGCTAACAGAGGTAAAACTCATGTAAGCAAAACAGGATTTATTCCAACCTTGCAGATTGATGACTTGGGATTAAATGTGTGTAGTCTAATACATTTAGACATCGAAGGGTTTGAATTATTTGCATTACAAGGTGCAATACAAACCATACGAACATGTAAGCCAGTTGTTGTAGTAGAATATTTTGAAAAAAATGCTGTACGTTATGGATGGACATTAGAACAATTAGAATCATTATTAAAACAGCACGGTTACAAGTTTGAGCATAATATTGAGGAAGAAAGGATTTATATTCCTGCATGAAGAAAGCCAAACATTTAATTCCTGCTTACATTATTAGATTAGAAAATAACAAACATTCACGTAATATGGCGTATGAGTGCAAAGTTGCAGCAGAAGCTAATGGTATAACAGCACAGTACTTTCAAGCAATTGATGGCAAAAATGCAAACGACGAATATATTAAATCAGGCGTACCAAGGCCTCCTAAAGCAATCAAAAAAGGTAGAGCAGGTGTGCTTGGTTGTTTCTTTAGTCATTATTATCTTTGGGACAAATGTGCTAAACTTAATCGACCTATAATTATACTAGAGCATGATGGATTTTTTATACGACCTTTGCCAGATAATATATTAGAACAATTTGACGATATATTAAAATTAGATCGCTATGATCCTTACAGTAAAGAATATAATCAAACAGTTGACAAATCTATAAAAAGCAAATTACGTGTAATTGACTATAAAAATCCAGCACCAAAGAATACATTAAAAATTGGAACTGGTGCAGAATACTTTAAAGGTGCTTATAGTTACATTATAAAGCCACATGCAGCAAAAAAATTAATACATTGGATTAAAATGAATAGGCACGGAAAAGGACATAGGCCTGCAGACCAACAAATTGGCAGCGGCATAAACAGATTGCAGACTACCGAATGCACTGTTGCAAGATTACATCCTTTTTATTCGTTAGGTGATAATATAAAAACAGAAAGCCTTACAAGAAATTACCACTGATATTTGAACATATCAAAATCTTTTTCATAAACATGATCTATGCGTTTTCTTAATTTGCTAGATACAATATTATGATAATGTAATTTGTGATTATCTGATTTATTATATTTTGTTTTAGGCATATCTATATTTGCAAATAATGGCATTGAGTTTATATATTTTATATCTTCAAATCTTATAACTTGAACTGTTTCATCTATCCATTCTGTTTGATTATTATAGCAACCAAACCATGTACCTTCCCAATTATTGTTTGAATACGCATCAAACCAATAATCAATTCCTTTTTTTGTTGCTTCAATTTCTTCTATTGTGCTAATCTTTCCAGTTTCAATTTTTCTTTTTCTAAAATTAAAATAACTACAAACTCTATCGTATGGATTTCTTACAATTGAAAATACATGATATTTGCTTGTATCAACTAGTTGTTTTGCATGATGTATTGTGCTATGATAATTGTCAGTTTCGGTATCGTTGTTAGGTATAAGTTCTATGTCATATTTTGATGATAATGCATTTGTAATACTACGCCCGGCAGTCTTAGGTATATGTATAAAAATATAAGGTGTCGGGGTTTTGTATATATAATAACTCATAAAAGTATTTATTAATTATATACGCATATAAATATCAGTATGAAAACTGTTTTGGTCACAGGTGGATTTGACCCACTACACTCGGGGCACATAGCCTACTTTAAAGCAGCAAAAAAACTCGGTACTAAACTAATTGTTGGTATTAATTCAGACGAATGGCTTGCTAGAAAAAAGGGTAAACACTTTATGCCCTTCCATGAAAGATGT